ATCATAACGATTACGATGCTTCGTTATGCTCTGTATAGATTTGAATAATTTTCAAATCTTCTTCAGATAAATCATTTAAATAGTCTTCTTCTTGAATATTTTTATTATCGGTGTGATTGATTTCTTTTTCCATTTTACCTCAATTTAGGTCCAAGCATCCAAGTAACAAGAGATATACGTTTTCCTTTGGTAACTGGAGTAACTCTGTGAGGAATTCTAGAATCAAAAATAATCATTGTTCCCTTTGTTTGTGGAGGTTGTAAAATATTATTGTGATAATCTACTAATTCAAGATGTCCACCTTCATATTCAGAGGGATCAGTAATCAATAAAGAAGCACTTAATTTTCTAGTGTGTCTTTGATCATTAGATGTACCATAATCAGAATGCCATTTATAATGACCATTTACATCATAAGTAGATACCTGAATACCATTTAAATATGTAAGATCGTATTCCCAGAGTGCTCTGTTGGCAATATTTATGTAGTGGGAAAATATAGAAGAAACCCAATGAGATTCTTGCCACCAAGAAATTTTTGAATTTCTAACAGTCAAATATTCACCATTAGAATAGTCATTTCCAATTTGAGCGGAATTGAATTGAATCTCTGGAACACTTTCAACTTCTTTTACAATTAAATCTATAAGTTCATCTGGAATTACTTGTTCAAAATGTGCTCCTGGTTGAGCAATTACATGATCTCCAAGGACAGGTTCGGATTGATATGCAACCTGAGGTTCTTGTACCTGCTCAGGTTGTTCATCAATAACAAATTCAAAAGATTGTGCAACTGTTGTCATTTTTAATTAAGTAATTTTAAATAATTTTAAAGGTCGGGACGATAGGATTTGAACCTACGGCCTGACGCTCCCAAAGCGCCTGCTCTACCAAACTGAGCTACGTCCCGTTATTTTTTATTATGTATGATCATTATACCCATTATAGGAACCATTGTCAATAGGTAACACAAAATAAAAAGTGTTACCTGATGGTTTAAAATAAACTTTGCTAGGTTAATCATTTTATCCATTTATAAATGAATAACGGAGAGTGGGCGAGTCGAACGCCCAAGGGCTTTAACACCTCAACTGTTTTCAAGACAGGTTCCGTCGCCAATCGGATTGACTCTCCTTATCGTATTTCAAAGTCCAATTTACGAACTTTTCTTTGTCTTCTTGCTTCTTGCCAGGCAATGTCCTGAGAAGAAAGAACATTTGATTTTTGTTCTTTCAATGTAGAGTTTACCATAACAATACTAGTTAAGTCAATAGCAGATATCTTATCTCCTTTGACAGTCATCATATTAGGACACCCACAGCACTGAGTCTTTGGTGAACTAGTTATCTCTTTGTTGCAATTTTTGCATCTCACTATTAACATCTGCCAATAATCTCCTAATCTCTAACAATTCTAATTTAATAATATCGAGTTCTTCATGAATATCTTGATGATGAAACCTCAAAGGTTTTTGAATTAATTTGTTCAATGTTTTCTTTTTCATTGCGTAAAGGATCTTAACATCCAAATAGTTTTTCCATGTGCTTCATTTAAATCATCAACAAGGTTAATTGTCCCTTTTGATTTTTTACTTTCCGCTTCTTCTGACACTTGAGTTAGAAGTTCCACAATCTTTTGATGACCTTCTAACAAATCACGAACCATACCCATAGTATCTAGTCCACTATTTGTTTCTGAAATATAAGATACTTCAGTAATTCTAGAAAGAGTGGGAACTGGTTTTACATTCAGAAATCTCATGTGTTCGGTAATTCTATCAATCTCTCCAAACATTGCTTCATACTGTTCTCCAAAGAGATCATGAAACTGCTTGAAATCATCTCCCACTACATTCCAATGATACACCCAAGTCTTTTGAAAAAGAACAAAAAGACTTGCCTGAGTATCAGAAAGTAATTTATACAGTGTTTCCATCTTACTCTTTTTTGAGTATTTATACATGGAGAATAGCGGACTTGAACCGCTGACATTCGCCTTGCAAAGGCGCTACTCTACCAACTGAGTTAATTCCCCGTGTCATCTGTCTAGGAATCGAACCTAGTTTCCATGTGTGTTGTCCACCCGTCCTTACCAATAGACTACCAGATGATGTGGAGATGATCGAACTTCGCCCAGAAGGCAAAGTTCTTAGGACCCTGCCCAATCATCTCCTTACGACGCTACGGAAGATACCCGTAGTAGAAGTTGATAGATTAAACTATCAACTCCACAACCTGGATTCGAACCAGGGACCAAATGATTAACAGTCATCTGCGCTACCGCAAGGTTCAGAGCGAAATACGGGATTCGAACCCGTGACACCAACTTGGAAGGATGGGATGTTACCACTACACCAATTTCGCATTTGATGGAGTAAGTGTGATATATCTCATAAGGATATAACAGAGACTTACCCTCTATCACTTTTATATATGAACTTGGTGTGCTTCTCTATGACAATTAGCGCAAAGTAAAACACATTTATCAAGTTCATTTTTTATTTTAGACCATTCCCACAAACGGATTTTATTCCAATTTGCTTCTTTAGATGAAGGATCTAAATGGTGAAATTCAAGGGCACCAAAATACTTATCGTATCCGCACTCTTTACATTTACCACCCATATACTTTACTGCTTCTATTTTTCTTTGTCTCCATCTTTCTGTGGTGTACTCATTAAAACAAGAACGACACATAGATTGATATCCCGATTTTCTAGATTTTCTTTGAAATCCAGTTTCTTCAGTTAAAAGACAAGAACATTTAGTGCAGTTAGCCATATGTTATATTAATGCTTAGATTTATTTATCTAAGCAACGGGTTAGGTAGGATTCGAACCTACGACTCACGCTTTAGAAGAGCGTTACTCTATTCCACTGAGTTACTAACCCAAGAGACCTTCCTGTTTGTGCATCGTTGAGAGGCATGGAAGGGGTGAGATTTACATGAAGTTTGGACCTTCAAAACTCATGAGATAATAATACCAGATCTAGATTTTATTGTCAAGCCCCTTTTGAAGTTGCTTTGCTAGTCTGGCGTACTTCCAACGAAAATATAAATTCGTTATTGGATTTCTTGGATGAAACCTAATCATCCAGAAGAACCTTATAATATTTACTCTACAAAGTTGAAGTAGTAGGTAAATAAACTTTGGAACATTTTGATCAACTATTATTAAATATGCAATGATTGCAAAGACAGTTAACCAAACTGTGTATGTAGTATATATCATTGATTATTGATGGAACATATCAGAGTCTTCTTCATTCCAAGTATTTTTTTCTTTTTTACGAAGTTTTTTAAGTTCCTTCATCATATCTTTAATCTCCTGATATGCAAGTTCTGGAGACATTTTATTTGTAATTTCTAGTCCAACAATATATTGAACTTTATCACCAAATCGAGCAAGTGCTCTTTCAAATTCAGTTAGAGTTTCATACATTATTAATCACCCAATTTAAATCTACTAAGATCATAAGGTTTTGGATCTATTTTGTCAAGTATCATATCTAATTTATTTTCAAGTTCATATATGCTATTTGTAAGTTCTATATTTTCAGTTTCTAAAGATGTTATCTTTTTATTTAAAAGTTCAATCTCCTCATAAACACTAATATCATCTTCAAAGAGATCATACTTTTTTAAAAAATTAAACATGATTTTTGTTTTTATTTAGTAGATTAATTGCAGTCTTTTACCCAAGGAGCACAGATTCTAATTTCTCCTCCAAGTGATTTACATTCATCAGTGTAACAAACATTTTCATCAATAGGTTTTTCCAAGTACTTTTCTTTATATTTTTGATCTGCTTCTCGTATTATTCTATCATATTCTGGAGTTACCTTTTCGATTGCCCTATCAACATCTCTTTCAATTCTTCTCTTTAATTTTTCATCATCTTTTATAATAAATTCATTCAGAATAGTTTGTGGAAAATACTTCCTTTGAATTTCATCAAACACATCCCAAATACTATTTTCCGATATTCCAGAGCACTGAGATAGTGCTGCAATAATAGAAGAAAGAATTATCCCTACTATTGCATATTGTTTTATATCTGGTTTCTTTTTGCCAAAGTTAAAATTAAAGTTCATCTAATGGTTTCTCTTGTACCAGCGCCAACGTTTCTATATCTTCCTCTATTTTGAGTTGGTCTTTGCTCTTTTTCTCTTTCCCTTCTCATACTATTAACTTCTCTTTCAGTTCTTCTTTGTTTTCTTTCATTCTCTCTAGTTCTTCTCGTTCTTTCTTTATTAGATAAAGTTGCCATTCTAACCTTATCTAAAGTATCTGCAACTGCTCTTCTTTTTGATCCTTTTGGTTGTTTTTGTCCATGATCTCTAACTGCTCTCAATGCAGTTTTTGTTACTGCCTTCCCAACTTTCCAACCAACTTTTGCTGTAGTTTTTAAAACTGCTTTTCCAAGTGGAGCAAGATTAATATGAGATCCTCTTGATGTTGCTTCAGTAATAAACTCAGTGTAGGTTTTCATCTATTTTAAATCTTTAAAAATATTTATAAAAAAAAGAGGGCAATATACCCTCTTTAATTAATTATTCTATTGTATCAAACTTCTACCTTGATCAGTTTGGAAGCATAATCATGAGCATACGAAGTGCGAGCACCATGATGCCCCCAACCAATCCAACTATACGCATAGTCCATGTAACGATCAATAGACTTACCAGGAATTTTCATCCTGTCTTCGATTCGTTTCCATTGAACCTCAGTCGTTAGATAACGAAGTTGCGTTGGAAGTGTTGATGGAGAACCACCAAACTTCTTAGCGAAATCACCCAATCCATAATAACGATCGGCAGATGTCCATTGAATCAGTCCGTAACCACGTCCGCAGTTACTCCAACTGGTTCTGCTACCACCTTCACAAATGTTAGGAATAAAAGTTGATTCCTGACGAATATTACCCATGATGGTAGCAAGGGCGTTTCTGTCTTTAATACCACGCTCCTGGAAGAATGCCAGGGTAGCATTTTCATGTTCATTACACCCTTTACAAATTAACCTTGTCTCTTTAGGTTTTGCGGGAGCAACCTCGCGGATTGCTGTCTTCTTTTCATCTACAAGATTAAACTCTTTGATTATAGCAAATGGTTTGGTTGTTGGTTCCACTTGAGGTGGAGGGCCTTGCATCTTGTAGTTGATGAATGGCAGTGATGCCGTACTGGTTGTAACCGTTGCCAGAAGAGGCAGGGCTACTGTAAAGATAGATTGCATTAAAATTAATTGAACTCTACATCCGTATAGGCAAAGGAGAAGTTCCCCTTCTCAGGGGCAGCGCCCACGGCTCTAATTGTCACGATCAAATTCTCATAATAAAAAACCCTGCTCATAACAGGGAGTTTTTACATAATAAGTTAATATTTATTATTTGTCAAGATTCTTTGTCTAAAGAGACAATCTCAAGTTCTTCTGTATCAGGATCAATCCATTCTTCAAATTCGCAATAGATTGCTTTTGCATTTAGAGAATCTACATTAATTTTTTCAATTCTATCCAGTGACCAATTACGAACATGCATAACAATTTCTTCTGTTGAGGGTTCTTTAGATTTTCCAAAAAAATAGTAAAATTAAAGTTTATCGTAGCAATACCTCAAGAGAATCCTTGGATTATCTCTAGTATAAAATTTATCTATAATAGGTTGATGATACCTATTGGATGGATAAATTATTGCTTGATTAAAAGCATACTCAATCTCTCCTTCTTTGTCAAGTATGCCATTATTAGTTTTTTTGTCGAGATTTTCTTCAGTTATAGTATTAGAATATTCAGCATAATCATAAATTTCTTCAAAATCTTTACATATATTATTTCCTTTAAATTTCCAAAATCCAGTTCTTACAGATTTTTTATTTAAATTTACTAAAAAAATAAAATTATTTTTATTTGGATTAGAGTCTGTATGTGGAATAAGACAATTATTTGATCTTAAATCATTTTTATTAGAGTCTCTACATTCATTATTCCAATAAAAATAAATAAATTCCGTCTGACTATCGTGCCAGTTACATTCATCATCAAACAATTGATTATAAACATAATTAGCAGTCCAACAAGGTAACTGCAAACTCATCAATCCTGGTTTTGCAGTACTAGAAGATTCCCACTTACTGAGAAGATTTTGAAATTTTAAAACTAAATATGGATTTTCAAATACATTTTTAAGATAAAAAACATCTTCATATTCTTCAATTTTAACATCTTTACTTACAATAAAACATTCTTTATATAATTCATCAAGAGTATTCATAGTAATCTTTTCTAAAATATCGATTTAATATATTTGAATTATAAAAAGCAGGTTCTCCAGTATTAAGGGATTCTGTAAGTACGTTGTAGTAAAAAAGCAATTTTGTTTCTTCAAAGTTAGTTTTTCCTTTTGTTTTGTGTAAGGAAAGAATAACACGGATAAAATTTTCCTTACCATACTTTTCAATATCTTCTTTAAGTTCTGGACAAGATCCATAATAGTCTTTCCAATTAGATTCAGACTTTACTTTTCTTTTTTTACCTTTTGGAGTTCTAAACTGCCAAAAATATTTTCTTCCTATGTACTGCCTTGAATTTATTTTATTAGTAATAAGATAAACAAATCCGAAATTATCTTCTATGTCTTCTGATTCAAAACATTTTCCTTCGGACTTATTATATTTCCATCCATTACTATAACTGCAATTAATATCTGTACTCATTAATTATATCAAGAACTTCATTTAGATATTTATGAGCAAGTCCTTTCATATCCATATCATGCCTGACATGTTCCTTATAGAGTTTATTTTTTAGTCCCAGAATACGAACTTTCAATTCATCTTTAACTAATTGATTTTTAGGCATAAAAAAAGAGGAGTATTACCTCCTCTATCTATACATCTGAAGTAGTTATACCTACCCATTCTTTACAATAGTCATAATCTCCAAACAAATATTCATCACATTCTGCGGCATCTTTATATGCATTTATAATTGCCTGTTCACACCAATCATCATAGTTGGAATCCTGCAAAAGTATTTTTGGTAACATCTTGCTTAATTCCCCCCACAACATAGGATTCTACTTCTGTTTCCTGTGGAGCAACTTGAAGACCTTTAGAAGAAATCCAATGTTGAGTCCAAGGAAGAGGATTATTATTTGCTGAAATATCATATACTGGTTTAAGTCCGATTGCTTTCATACGACGATTAGCAATCCATTCAACATATTGCTGAAGTAGTTTATCATTAAGTCCAATCATGCTTCCATCTTTGAACAGATAATCTGCCCAACGTTTTTCTTCATTTACTGCACGATCAAACATCGCATAAACCCATTCTTCCTCTTCTTTAGCAATCTGCTTCATTTCTGGATCATCACCTTCCTTCCATTTATTCAGAATATTCTGAGTAATTGCTAGGTGTTGATTTTCGTCTCTTGCGATAAGAGAGATGATCTTAGCTGATCCTTCCATAAGCTTAAGTTCACCGAATGCGAAACTACAAGCAAAACTAACGTAGAACCTAATACCTTCAAGAATGTTAACGTTGGCGACTGCTCGATAGAGTTTTCGTTTAACATCATTGAGTGTTTCCTTTGCGTAGTGTACTCCCTCAATATTGTGCTTCCAAGTATTGGAAGAACCATATTCTTGTGCAGAGTTAATAAAATCATTGTAAGACTCTGTTACACTTTTAGCCCTTTCTAAGATACGCTGATCACCAATAATAGTATCAAATACTTCAGATGGATCTGGATATATATTTTTAATAATGTAAGTATATGAACGACTATGGATCATCTCCATAAATCCCCATACTTCCATACATGCTTCCAATTCAGGAAGTGAGCAATATGGAATAAATGCCATACCAGGACCGCGACCCTGAACAGAATCAAGCATAATCTGATACTTTAAGTTAGAAGTATAGATATGCTTTTGTTCTGGACGAAGTGTAAAATTGGGTATTTGTAAGAATCATACCTTTGGATTCCAAGAGGTTTACCGAAGAACATTGGTTGCTTTTTTGTATTTACTTGTTCAGTATTAAATACTGTCATCCCCTGAATGTTTTGTTTTTGCTCTTCGTTTGTCAAAAAATTAATTTCCATTTTTACCTCTTTAAATTAGTTCCTCACGACTCTACATAAATTATTTAAAATTTAAAACTGTTATGAAAGTCAAATTTTACATGATTCGCAATCTTCTTCTTCACTACTCATAATATCATTTAACAATGATTCTAGAGTTGGTTTTTCTTCAATAACTTCATCAGTCTTAATATCATATGTATTCTGATAATAAGATGTCTTCCAACCATACTTATAAGTTTTAAGGAAGTCATTTGCCATTACACTTACTGGGACTTCATTATCATCATAGTTTTCTGGATTATAACTCCAGTTACCTGAAATTGCCTGATCAAAGAACTTTTGCATCACAGCAACAACATTAATATAACCAGTATTGCTAGGCATATCCCAAAGCAACGTATAATTATTCTTAAGAGATTGATACTGAGGAACAATCTGCTTGAGTGGACCTTTCTTCGATTTCTTAATGGACAAGTATCCGCGAGGTGGTTCGATTCCATTTGTTGCGTTTGACACCACGGAACTGCTCTCCGATGGCATCTGTGCGGACAATGTTGAGTGCCTGAGTCCATGTTCCAAGATAGATGACCTAAGACCTTCCCAATCATGATCTAGTTTAATAGTAGTAATTTCATCTACATCTTTTTTATAAGTATCGATTGGAAGAATTCCATCAGAATATTTAGTGCGATTAAAATATTCACAATGTCCTTTTTCTTTAGCAAGTTGATTAGATGCTTTCAGAAGATAATATTGGAAGGATTCGGAAAGTCCATGAACTGCATCCCATGCCTCTTGAGAATCATAATTGAATCCAAGTTTTGCCAAATAGTGAGCAAGACCAATATATCCTACACCAAGAGAACGACGCGCCTTAGTGGCGATTTCTGCCGCCTCTACGGGGTATTTTTGATATTCAATCAACTCATCTAAACCACGAACGGAAAGATCACAAAGTTCTTCAAGTTCTTCATCAGACTTAACTTTACCTACATTGATTGCAGAAAGAATACACAAAGCAATTTCACCTTTACCATCAATGTGTTGGATAGGATCTGTAGGTAAAGTAATCTCTTGACAAAGATTACTCATATTCACTTTATCCTTAAAGGAAGAATGTGAGTTGCAATGGTCAATATTCATAATGTAAATACGACCAGTTTCTGCACGTTCTTTTAGAAGATCCAGAATGAGTTTTTGAGCGCCGATAGTTTTTCTTGGAATAGACTGATCTCGTTCATAATCCACATACATATCGTCAAATCGATCAGTCCCAAAAGCATCATACAGACCAGGAACGTCGTGTGGTGAGAAGAGTGTGATTTCTCCGTCTTGAATGAATCGTTCATAGAAGATTTTAGAAATTTGGATACTGTAGTCTAACTTACGAACTCGATTATCTTCGGTTCCTTTATTATTTTTTAGTACTAGGATATCTTCTATTTCTTGGTGCCAGATTGGGAAGTGGACAGTTGCTGATCCACCTCGGATGCCATTTTGAGTGCAGCATCGGACAGTTGCTTCAAACTTTTTGAGGAAAGGGACAACACCTGTGTGCTGAACTTCTCCACCTCTAATTTTACTGTTGATGCCACGGATTCTACCTGCGTTGATACC